GCGCTCGGGATTGGATTGCCGTCGGTTGGCATGGAGTACCGGATTGGTGAAGGTCTCTCGCTCGGCAAAGAACCGGGACTGTGTGTCAGGCCCGACACATCTTTCGGTCGAAGCTACCCGCATGACGATGCGGAGATTGTGGCAACCATTCTCAGAAATGCCGTGCCATTCGACTTGGCGGTGCGCGTGGCCGAACTGGCCCGCGCCTGCCGCGTACCCGGCTGGGATCTCGGTCAGCCGGTCCTTCAGCCAAGGGAATGGGGTAAACGCAATCACCTAGGTCGCTATGGCAAGGCAGAGGTCTACCGCGAGGTCGCCACAATCGTGCGAGGGCGCAAGCGTGTGCGCAAAGAATACTGGACGCCGTGTGTTTGGGTGCCATCAGCGCCACAGATCGCTGCCGCGCGACGCGGTTATCTTGACTGGTGGGGTGCGCTTTTGTCCGTCATGGGTGACCTTCGCCATGTGGAGCTGAGCCGCTTTGTGCTGTCAGATGTGATGCCACCGATGGAGCCCTGGAAACAAAGGGGTTGACAGGAATGAGCTTCTGTTGACATTTTGCCAGCGAACCAAATTGCGCCCGCAGGAAACTGTCGGGCGCTTTTGTTTGAGGTATATCATCGGACGTTTAACTGCAGCCAAGCCCCGGCTTCGATCATTGCCATCCAGATTGGGTGGTGCCCAAAGTTCAGAGCGTGACCGATCCCGACAGCGCGATCGAACGCAGTTCTGGCGCAGTTGGTACAAGACGGCACGCTGGCAACGCCTGCGCCTCAAGGTGCTGAACCGTGATCTGTATACGTGTCAGGCCACCGGCGTTGCCTTGGTGGGTGCGCATCCTGCACCTAACAGCCCGGTGGTTGCCGGACGTGAAAGGCAATCCGCCTTTATCGGAAGCCTGCGGACAATGGTTCCGTGACGTGCTGGTGGTGTTTCTGGCCAGTGAAGACCCGGACACGAAAGAACGTCTCGTTTGGGAACTGCTTTGCCTGGTTCCGAAGAAGAGTTCGAAGTCCACATACAGCGCCGCATTGGCGATCACTGCGCTCTACATGGAAGAGACGCCAAATGGGCAAATGTTGTTGATCGGTCCAAGTCAGAACATTTCCGCAAGGTGTTTCGACCAGGCGCAGGCGATGATCCGGCTCGACCCAGACCTTGATGCGATTTTTCACATTACGGACAACACAAAGTCGATCAAGCGCCGGAAAACAGGCACCGAATTGCAGGTAAAGACCTTTGATACAGGTATCATTACCGGCGAAATCCCAATTTTGACTATCATCGACGAACTTCATGAGTTGGGCAAGAAACCCAAAGCCCAAAAAGTAATGCAGCAAATCCGGGGTGGGGGGATCACCATGACCGGCGGGCAAGTACTGTTCATCACGACCCAGTCCGATGAGCGCCCGACCGGCATTTGGCGTGCGGAACTGAACAAAGCCCGGAAAATCCGCGATGGGGAGGGGGGTAAGGCTCCTATAATGCTGCCTGTCCTATATGAATTCCCACTTGAGCAGCAGAAAGATGAGGCTTTCTGGCGAAACAAGCGCAACTGGTCTTTGGTGCTACCAAATTTGCATCGGTCGATCAGTGTCGCGCGCCTTGAGGCTGATTATGAGAACAACGGATCAGACTCCAAAGAGGCTGAACAGATCTGGGTCAGCCAGCATCTGAATATCGAAATCGGTGTTGGTCTGCACAACGACCGTTGGACGGGAGCAGACTTCTGGCTGGATGCAGTGGAGCATAGCCTATCGCTGGATCGCTTTCTGTCGCTTTGTGAGGTCGTGACCGGCGGTATCGACCCTGGTGGGCAGGATGATCTGTTGGCATTTTCGCTTGTTGGTCGTTTGGCGGGATCAGAGAATTGGTTGTGCTGGTCAAAACTATGGGCCGATTGGATTGTTTTGGAACGTCGCAAGCAGATCGCCCCGACGCTGGAAGATTTCGAGAAAGCTGGCGATTTGGTCATGGTCAATGATCTTGAAACAGAGGCGTATGCCGAGATCGCGGAGATTTGCAAAAGAGTGCGTGAACTTGGCCTTTTCCCAAAAGGGAAAAAGGTTGGGATTGATGGAGCAGGCGGTGGCGCAAATCTTGCTGTTGACGCGCTTGAGCGCGCCGGTTTTGATGCCGCTGCCGACTTGGACGCAGTGTCTCAGGGTTTCAAGCTGAACAACATCGCTGGAACGGTCGCCGTAAAGCTGAAGTCGAAGAGCTTTCGCCACGCGGGTCAGGATATCATGGCTTGGTGCGTGGAAAATACGCGCGTCTACCAGCGCGGCAATGCCCAATACCCATCGAAGGAAGAAAGCGGCGCTGGAAAGATTGACGGCCTAATGTCGGCATTGAATGCGTCCGAACTTATGTCGTGGCATCCAGATGCTGAGGGTCTTGGGTCTATGTTGCTTGACATGGAAGAAGTCCTAGTTTGATGTTCGCTTTCCTGCAGCGCAAATCTGCCGTTGAGGCGCGCATTTTGGAAGCGCTGGACAGCGGCGTTCCAGGCGGCGCGTCGTCGATCAAGGTTTCACCAGAACAAGCGCTTGGTGTGATGGCGGTTTTTGCAGCCGTCCGGGTCATTTCTGAGGATGTGGCCAAACTACCCGCCAAGCTGAAACGCGAAACCAAAGACGGCAGCGAGACCGCCACGAAGGAGCCTGAACACACTGTATTGAGCCGGATCGGCAAGCCCGCAACGGATGAAGACGACGGTTTCACGGCGATGGAGTGGATTGAGGCTGTTGTTGCAGACGCCGCCTTGATCGGGCAGGGCGTTGTTTATCTGAACCGGGTCGGCGGTAAGGTTCATGAGGTTGTTCCAATCCGGCGCGGGGCTTGGCGCAATGATCGTGGCCAGTGGAGCATCAAGTGGCGCGATGACAAATGGGAAAAGGTTGATCGCGCTGAACTGATGGTTCTGCGGGGGCCGCAGTTAGGTTTGGACGTGACACATACTGCACGTCAGGCCATTGATTTAGCCCGGCGTCTGGACCAGATGATGACCAGCTTGGCGAAGAAAGCGGGGCGGCCCAATGGCATCATCAGTTCTGAAAGCCTGAATTCAGCCGAAAAGGCCGCCAGTTTCTTAAAGCGCATCAAGAGCTATTTTGGGACGTCCGGTGATGGTGGGCTGATGCCTCTGGATCTGGGGGCGCTGCACTATATTCGATTGAGTCTGACGCCAGAAGAACTGCAGCAAGACGAAACTTATTCGCGTGTTGTCACCCAAATCGCCAGCGCGTTTCGTGTTCAACCGGCCCGCCTGATGCATGCGATCACCGATCACAACAATGCCAGCGCATATACTTGGAACATTATCCACGTTCAGGATTGCATTTTGCCTTGGGTGAAACGCTTCAGGCAGTCGTTTGAAAAAGATGCTCTGGGCGAAACCCGGGTGAGGGAAGGTTATTATTGCGACATTGCTTTGCAGGGCCTTTTGCAAGGTTCCCCAGCTGAACGCGGCAAGCTCTATGTCGCGCTTCGCACTGTTGGCGCGATGTCGCCGCTGACCGTGGCCAAGTTGGAAGACCTGCCAACTGCAGGCGTCAGCGATGACCCGGCTTTCCCGCTTTTGACCAACCCAAACCCAGAGAAAGGAAAGGAAGGCAATGATGATGGCTGATTATTGTTACCCGATAGAATGTAAATCGGCGGTCGAAATGGCGTAAGGGCTTGTCTCCCCTGAATTCAAAGCAGCCAAAGATGGCGTGCTTGAGGGCTATGGCGCCATTTTTGGGAACGTCGACAAGGGTGGGGATATCGTTCTCCCAGGAGCCTTTGAGGCTTCTTTGGGTTCGGGCCAGCAAATCAAGATTCTCTGGCAGCATGATCCCTATCAGCCGATTGGTGTCTGGGATGAGGTCAAGGAAGATGAGAAGGGTCTCTACGTCAAAGGGCGCATTCTAATTGACGTGGCGAAAGGCCGTGAAGCGTTGGCGCTCATCACGGCGGGTGCAATGGACGGGCTATCTATCGGGTACCGCACGGTTAAGGCATCAAGAGACGAGCAGGGCAACAAGCGCGGGAGAGACGGTAAGCTGGGCGTCATCGCGCAGATGCCGACATTGCCGACCATACCTAGTGGCCCAGTGCAAGCGAATGCAGAGTTTAACTGGACAGGCGACATGATCATTCATTCCGACAGTGACCAGCCGCAAGAGGTTGGTGCGGAAGTGACAGAACAAATGCGCGCCATGTTCCAGCAGATGTTCAACCATCAGATCGGCAATGCGATGCGCGCGGGCGGCGTCCTGGACCAGAAGTATCAGAAGAAATCGGACTACTGATGACACCTGTTTTTGCTCCGGTATATCAGCCGACCTTGGCCGGTTTTTCTGATGAAAAGCAGGCCAAAGTGCGCCGCGCAGAATTTGAGGGCGGGTATTCTCAAAGATCGCGGGTCGGACCAAATTCGATTGGCAGAACGGCCCCGGTTCAATGGGAAGTGCCAGATAGCGTCAAAGACTATATCGACGACTTTTTCAAAGAACGGGGCGGTTCGGAAGCGTTTTTGTACCAACTGCCCTGGGATACGGCACAGGTTCTCTGGACAGTCGAGACATGGACCTGCGTACCGATTGGGACGCGCGGTGCGGAAACCTTCTGGCGTCTGTCGACGTCCTTGCGACAGGAGTTTGATATTCTCTGATGGAGCACTTTGTTGACCCTGTCCGTGAAGAACTTGAGGGCTTTGCAGTCGATGATCAGGTGGAACTGTTCACCGTTGATGCAACGTCGATTGGTGGCGCGATCTATCAGTTTACCCCTACCTCGGTTGTTGCCGCCAACGGCACCAGTCAGGCTCCAGTCTTTGGCGGCAACACCTATATGGTGCTGCCGATGGATTCTGAAGGGTGGGATTTTGCTGCTGGTGGCACGCTGCCACAGCCTACGGTCCGCTTCCAAATCGCGAGAGAGGACAATGATACTGTCAGCATAGCCAGCTATCTGATTTCTCTCATGTCACTGTTGGATGACATGGTGGGTGCAACGCTGTTTCGACTTGAAACGCTCCGTAAGTTTTTGGACGATGGAAGTGATCCAAATCCACAAGCGCATATGGGGATCCACGTCTATACGATTGTGCGCAAATCTAACCAGACCCCCGATTTTGTGGAATTCCAGCTGCAGTCGGCACTGGACATGGAAGACGTCCATTTGCCGGGCCGTCAGGTGCTTAACTACTGTCCATGGAGCTACCGCCGTCCCTTGGCGAGTGGCGGATTCGACTATACAGATGTCATCTGCCCCTACACCGGCAACACCTACTTCGATGCAAACGGTGCGCCTGTCGCCAATGCGGAAGATGACCGTTGCGGGCGCAGACCCTCTGATTGCAAAGCGCGGTTCGGTCAACATGCGAAGTTGCCCTACGGAGGATTTCCGGGGGCAGGAAAGTTGAGCACACAATGATCTATCATCCTGATTTCTTTCGACGGCCTGCCGCGCCGTTTGACAAGTGTGTTTTGGCTGAAGCGGTGAAACATGCCTGTTCCCAACCGACGCAAGAAGTCTGCGGTCTGGTCTGTGAGGGTCGCTACGTTCCTTGCGAAAACACGGCGGAAGACCCGGAGAATGCGTTCGTAATCCCTGCTGATGCGCTCGCAGACGCCTATGCAAAGGGGGTGTTTGAAGGCGTGATCCACTCGCATCCCGGCGGCCCTTGGTATCCGTCTCAGGCTGATATGGCGGGCCAGATCGAAACCGGCGTGCCCTGGGCGATTTTGATCCCCGGAGATGACACCGCGCAGTTGGCCTGTTGGTGGGGTGCGGAGCGCCCGCCGGTGTTCAGCAAAGAGGGGCTGCATGTTTCACGGGAATTTTTGCATGGTGTCAGCGATTGCTACAGCCTTGTGCAGGACTTCTATCGTGAAACACAGGGCATCGCTCTGGAAGACTTCCCGCGCGAATGGGAGTGGTGGCTGTCGCCGGAAACCCACGGCAACCTCTACGTTGACAATCTTGAGGCGCAGGGTTTTGAGGTGATTTCAACAGACCCTCAAAGCTATGCCAGCATTGCCCAGCCGGGCGATGCCTATCTGATGGCCATTCGGTCGAAAGTGCCAAACCATGCGGGGGTCTATCTGGGCGAAGGGCTGCTGCTTGAGCATATGCATGGGAACCTTTCGCATCGCGAGCCTATCGCGCGCAAACTCAAGCATATCACTCATTGGCTGCGTTACCGGGGAGGGTGATCATGGCTGTCTTTTCTAATGCTCAAATTGAGGCTTTGCTCAAGTCTGCCGCAGAGCAGGCAAATGATGATGCATCCTGCCTAACGACCGATGGTTTGGACCTTTTGGCTGTCGCCATTTCTGTTGCTTACAAGGAAATGGGCCTGTCGCTGGATCTGCTGCACAAGAACTTCGACGGTGCATGGCGCGCAACAGAGCAGTTGAGACACCGGGTCAATTGACATGATCAGGACAATCCATCTTCACGGTGCGCTTGGCAAACGGTTCGGGCGCGAGCTTCGACTTGCTGTTGACAGCCCTGCAGAGGCGGTGCGCGCACTGACCACGATGCTGTCCGGTTTTGATCAATACGTGCGCGACCGGCACTATCAGGTGTTTCGGGGCCGCAAGGGCGACGGTATTGATCTGGCCCCGCAGGAACTTCACGTCCGATTTGCTGACGCTGAAGTGGAGTTGCACATTGTCCCGCGTGCCGCCGGTGCCAAGCGCAATG